CCGCATAGGGTCATTCACTCCCGATGTCTTAACAGGCTCATTCTGCTTAACTGATACCTGTGCAATATTCAGCCTAAGTTTTGACAGCTCGTGTTCTTTCGTTCTGATCAGCTTATCCGAAACCCTGACCGAATATAAATAATCTTTAACCGTCAATCCGTATCACGCTCCTGTTTCATTTTTGCACCGCAATAGGGACAATATGGATATAAATCGCTATCCTTGGAATCTAAGAATACATAATTATTACATTCTGAGCAATGATATTCAGTGTACCCTAAAGCATTTCCAGTTGATATCCACTTTCCATGTTTAACTCCTTGCATATTATGTATAGTTGCTTCGTTGGGTTTACTTCCGTCAACTTCGATAATATGCTTAACTGTTTCGACATTTCGTTTTGAATTAAAGTATATCGTGTTTACACTACCGTCTGCGAACGGTATATCCAAAGCATAATCACCGGATACCTCACGGATTTTTAATTCTTTTTCAATCATTGTTTTCACGCTCCTTTCTTTCAGCAATAAGATGTAAGCCTTTGTAACAATCATTACATATCTGGATTTTAATTTTTCTCTTTCTTTCAATAGGAATCACAATGCCACTACTACAGTCAGTATCCATCATCCCTACATAGAATTCCTTCATTTTAACTGTGTACGGATCTGAGATAACTTTGTTACAACAATCACACTGATAGACTCTCATCGCTCTTCACCGTCCTCGATAGGCTGATTCCAGCACTTTACACAGTTACCGTCTTTTCTGCAATCATCTGCACCCATAAGTCCTAATCTATAAGGACAAAAAGCGGGTGTTCCGTCATCATTGAGCAGAACATTCGGATGATTTTTTAAAAGCTCACTCAAATAAGTTTTTTGTGGGTGTTCGTCCGACCACCGCTGAACGATTTCGATTGCTTTTTCAGGGTTAAGCATTTCAAAAGCTGTACATGATTGCCCTTTATTGTTATTTATGCTACATAAAGGACAGTTAGAGCAGCCAAGTTTACATAGCCCATTCTTTGCTCTTTTCGTCATTCTTCGTTTTTCAGCGAAATAATTCTCTGTTTTTGAGCAATCAATCATTATCTTCATTCTCCTTTAATTTTTCGGTTATTCTTTTGGTTAAGCCGTTTTCATTGGTTAGGCATTCTAAGGCTTGGAGGGCATTGATTACGGTTTGCTCGTTGGTTTGGGACTGATACATCTTACGGACGAAGTCGGCGCTTTTCTTTACATTATCCATAATTCTTTGTGAGAGCATACGGTATTCGTCTGCGTTGTCCCTATCACGCTTATACTCCGTTCTGAGCTTGTCCTGCCATTCAAGGCAGATGTTTATGTCCCAGCCTTTATGACGGTTGTTGTAGCCGACTTTTGCAAGCCTTGAAAAGTATTTATATTCGGGCGGAGGAAAGGCTGAGTAATCAAGCTGACCGTCAATTGCTTTATCCTCAAGCTGTTCAAACACCTCTGGATTTTTAAAATCATATTTTTTCATATTACCTCTTTCGGAGGGTAGTGGAGGGTTTGGGGCTATTTTAAAGAACCCTTTCTATATATAATATTAGTTTATTTTTCTTATACGAAAGGTTAGAAAAACCGTCAAACCCTCCACCACCCTCCACCTTAACAATCTTTAAAAAGTGAAATGCCGTTGAAAAAGTTATAGTTTTTGCCTCTTACCTTTTCAAATCGTTTGGCAAGCTCGGTGCTGAATTTGGTATTTGACATACAATATTCGTTGTTATCTCCTGCCCAGCTTGCATAGGCAGCATAGAGCGTGCTTGCCTGAACCGAACCCTCTAACACACATCTGTCCTCGATAAAGGCGGAAATGACATCCATTTCACGCTTGTACTCTCTCACGCTTTTAAGAACGGCAGACGGCATTTTCAAACCCTCTCTCTGCCAAAGAATACAGCCGTCGATACACCATTTGAAAATTGCGGTCATTTCGGCTTTGAGCTTATGCGTAAGGTTCTTATCAACCTTATCCTCGGGAATCTGAACATTGAACGGTATCATATGTATTCTTCGCCATATGCCCGTGTCAGTACCTCTGATAATCGGTTTATGGTTTGTCGCCATCCACAGTTTGAACTCGGGCTTGAACTCAAATTCCTCGCTGTACAGCTTTCTTGCCGTTACGGTATCGTCACCCGTAAGCTGTTTGAGAAGTCCCTCGTTAATTCGCACGCCCTCGTTCGGCTCAACCGAGGTGACAAGCCTTGCACCCTTTAACCGTGCAATGTCGCTGTTTATGGCACTGCTCTGAGAGTTTCTTACCATAATTGTTTCAGGCTGAATGTTTGCGGCATAATCGCCGAATACATCACGGATAACATCAATGAATGTACTCTTGCCGTTTCGTCCCGTGCCGTAAAGGAAGAATGCGCATTGCTCGGCTGTTGAGCCTGTCAGACTGTAACCGACCGCCTTTTGAATGTAGCGAATAAGCTCCTTATCGCCTGCAAAAATATCGTCAAGGAATGCAAGCCAACGGGGGCACTCTGCTGTTTGAGAACAGTCAACCGAAGTAATCTTTGTAAAATAATATTCGGGATTATGTGCCCTCATTTCGCCGTTTTTAAGGTTGATTATTCCGCTTGGGGTGTTTAATGCCATACGGTATTTATCCATTTGTGCCGGAAGTACGGGGATATGGTGTTCAACCTCGTTGAGCATTGCTTTTTTGGATTTGTTGGAACGGCTTGCTTTCATATGCTTTTCAAATGCTTTTGACATATCTCCGCCGTTCTCTTCATCAGCTTGCAAGTACAGCCTTGCTTCGGCTTTCATAGCCTCAACGCTTTTATCCGCCATTCGCAAAACTACCCCGATATTGTCAACACACCACTTCATAGAATTGTAGTAATACCACTTTTTCTCGGTGTAACAATACCTTACATTATCGCCGAACAAATCAACGAACCTGTCGGCATTACCCATATCGTCAAAGGTGTAGGCACGCATTTTTTCTTCGTCAACCGCTTGAACAGCCTTGCCCTCACCGATTGAAATTGAATAATCGTTATGCTGTTTTGGGTTATAGGTCTGCGTACAGCCCGACACAGCCTTTTGCAGGGTTATAATGCCGTAGGTTGTACCCGACTGTTTTCTGTCCCACTTGTCACGCATTAAGCCTGATTGTCTGAAAATCGAATCCATTTTGTCGGTATCGCAACCGCACCAGAACGCAAGCATATTGCAAAAAGCCATATCCGCCTCGCTCTGTGACGAGTAAGCTGAAAAATCACCGCTGTACAGAGCCTTGAAAAGACTGCCGTTCTTGGCATGGCAGGCGGCTCTGACAATATCGTCAACTGTGTTCAGATTAACTTCAATGTTACGGAGCTTAGGCTGTGGCTCTGTTGCCTTGCCGAGATACTTTGAATGCAACGGCTTTATGCTTTCGGTGCAATCGTTTATGTACGCATATGCAGAGCAGTAATCACCTGTCACAACAAAGAATCTGCCGTTTTCGTACATTTCAAAACCGCCCGAATCATTCTTCGCCTTTCTTCTGCCCTCGGGAAGAGTTCCCTTGCAGATTATGTGAACGCCTGTCTTGCTCTGCGAAAATTCAGAATAGCTCTGCAGAGTGTTCACAAACTCGCTGATTATGTTGTCAGCTCCGCCGTTTTGGTAGTCCTGAATGTCATTCGGCATATCGTCAAGGTCAACACCGAAAAACGGTGAATTTGAGAACATAAAGCCTATACCCGAATATTTGGCAGATTCTCTGACTGCTGTTTCAAAGTCCGACCAAGTGTCGGGATTGTTTGACTGAGCAAGTCCGCCCGTCTTTGGATTGACGGGCTTCTTTGAAATTCCGCTGTGCGATTTCGGATCGGGATATGACTGCCAGCACACCCAGTTTTTGTAACCTTTCAATTCCTCGGGAACTGCAAAATATTTATTTTTATTTGGGTTTAAATTTGTAAAGCCCATTTTTTCACCTCCATATATAAGGAAAAACACGGTGAAAATTGCACTGTTTTATGCAATTCCCGAAGAATTTTTTCAAAATCAGAACGGCAAATCATCGTCAATCGGCATATCAACAAAGCCCTGATTTGCTGTCTGTGCAGGTGCATAACTCTGCTGTGGCTGTGCATAGGCTGTAGCTGTATTGGTTGTCGTCTGCTTTGGAATATGCTTTACAGTCGGATATTTTGTAGGATTTCTCCAGCTTACTCGCTCCTGTGTTTTTCCGTTGTATTCTTCGTGCTTTATAGTTACACGCAACGGCTTATTGACAAGCTCACCGCAGAACTGCTCAAGGCTGTCGTACTCCTTGCCATCGGGAAGTCCTGCCGCCTTGCCGAGTGCCATAATCTGACCATAGCTGTATCCCTTGACCTGCAAGTCTGCGTTTGTAGGCTCTTTCTTCTTCCACAATGTATCAAATATATATCCGTTTTTATAGTTCTGCTCAACATCATTTCTGATTACCATTGAGATGTTCAAATTTTCTTTGCCATTCTTTGTTACTCTCTCCTCAACCTTAGCGATAAGACACTCATAATCGCCCTCGGGTTTGAGTGAGTTAGACTGTGCCGCCTCGCTCCAATTTGCTTTAAATCCCATAATTTTACTCCTTTGTAATTAACTCTATCGCCTCATCGGCACTTCTGCACACTCCTGCAACAGCGCCGTTGAGTTTCATCATCTGTATAAATTTCTGTTGTTTTTCGGTAGGTCTGCCCTTGGGAGTTTTAACCTCGATAAAAACCGCTCTTCCGTCTGATTTTCTGACACCGAACAAATCTGAAAATCCGGGCGGAACTCCCGTATTGAAATATCTGCCGTCCTTTGTAAAGCCTGCACCTACATTTATACGGAAAATATCGCAGTACGGTGCAATTGCAATACGGATTTTGTTCTGAATTGCGTGTTCTTCTGTCAAGCTATCATACCTCTCTTTCGTGCCTGAAAATATGCCCAGCCTGTTTTGTAGCCGTGGCTTTTTGCGTATGCAAGCAAGTCCGCATAGCTGTGGCAATCATCGGGTGTGCTGAAATCAAGCTTGAATCCCTCAACCTTAATGAGCTTTGCGGTGGTATCGGTTTCAACGGTCCTTTCGGCTGTCGGGAAAACATAACCGCAATGCGGACACACGGCTTTCTGCCCTGCCGGCGGTGCTGAAAATGTAAAGAAACATTCGGGACATTGTCTGACCTTTTCCTCCTGCTCCTTTTCGATTTTTTTAACACTCAGCTTTTTGCGTTTTTCAAGCGTCCATTCTCGGTCGTCATCAGGCATTCCGTGCCTTGCATAGTTGCCCACATGGTCAATGATTACCGCCCTTTTGTTTTGCTTATAGCGCATACATCGCATTGACTGCTGAATGTAAAGCGTAAGGCTGTGAGTAGGTCGGAGCAGAATTGTACATTCGCAGTCGGGCACATCAAAGCCTTCTGAAATCAAATCCACATTGCAGAGGATTGTAATTTTGCCGTTCCTGAAATCGGCTATAATCTGTTCTCTCTGTGCCTTTGGAGTTGCTCCGTCAATATGCCTTGCGGATATGCCTGCGTCACAAAAAGCCTTCGCTGTTGCAAGACTGTGCTTTACCGAAGAACAGTAACAGACGGCTTTCTTACCGTCTGCAAGCTGTTTGTAATATTTGATAACATCACCGAATACCGTGTTTTTTATCATTGCCTTTTCAATGTCGGCGGTGACATACTCGCCCATTTTGGTGTGTAAACCCGTAAGGTCGGCGACACTCGGAGCGTAGTAGTCATACGGGGCAAGGCAGTTATGCTCAATGAGCCATTTTGTACTCACCCCGATTATGAGCTTGTCGTTGACATCGCCCAAACCGTCACCGTTTAATCGGACAGGTGTTGCGGTGACGCCAACCCTCGGAACATCTGAAAAATGTTCGTAAATGCGTTTGTAGCTTTGTGCAAGGCTATGATGATTTTCGTCTGTGATGATAAGTGCGGGTTTTGGCAGTTTCTTCAATCTTCGTGTAAAGGTCTGCACCATACCGATTTGGCACAAATCCATAAGCACACCCCAGCGGACAAAGGTTCTGAATATTTGGTCAACAAGCTCTCTCCTGTGAACAAGGAACAGCACCCGTTTCCCGTTCCAAGTTGTTCGTCTTGCAATTTCTGCAACAATGCAGGATTTTCCGCCGCCGCAACCGAGAACTATGCAAGGGGCTTTGTAACCATCTCGCCAAGCCTGTCTTACCTGTTCAACAAGGTCATTTTGATACGGTCGAAGTTGCATTGTCTGCACCCTCTCTCTGCTTTTCCTGTTTCTTCTGCTTTATCAGCTTTGCAACACACTGCATACAGAGTTGTCTGCCGTAATTTTTTGTTGTGCCGTCAATGATCTGTTTAACGGTGCGTTTGCCGTCCGAAAGTATCGGTGCTTTGCACTCATCACAATACTGTTCGGGTTGCATTGAATAGTATGTTCTCAATGCTTCATCAACAATTTTAAGGTCATTTGATATGTACATTGAATCAAACAAGCCTATCGGACTTTTACAGGTATCGTTACCGTCCGTTTGTGTTGCAAAAAGATACTTGCCGTCAACGACAACAGTTTTCAAAACCGTGGTAAACATTCCCTCAACCGAGATTTTTTCGTCAAGCAACTTGCCGATTGTTTTAGCTTTCTGTCTGCCGTTTTCGTCGGTTTCAATATGGCTGAGAAAATAAACAATCGTGTCATTCGGGAGAGTTTCAACCTCTTTCACAAGCTCCCAAAAATTTTTACCGATATCGGTAAACTTCTGAAAGCCTGTTTCCTTGGCTCTTCTCATATACTCGTTAGCCATGAGATACTGTGCGTCATCAACTGCAATTGACTTGCATTTCTGCTTTTTGATAAAGTCCTCAATATCAATGTAGTTGTCGGAATTGATTGAAGAAGTAAATTTGGTTCTGAACGGAAGTGATTTTCCGTTTACATTCACAAGAGCCAGTTCATTTGCTTTGAAATTTCTTAAAGAGGCAGATTTTCCGCTGCCTGAATATCCTAAAACCAATATAGGTAATCCCATAAATAACACCTCACTTAATACTTAATGACTGCTTGGCTTCCATATGTACGAAGGGGATTTCTTCACCCTTCTTGCAGAGAGCCTTGACATCATTCTTTTTCACTTCGGGCATACTGTACTTCAAAAGGTGGTCAAGATTGTGTTCCTCCGCCCACTCAACAAATGAAATTTCATCATCAACAACAAGGCTCGGAGCGTTCTTTTTAAGCGACATAACCGCTCTCGGCATATCAATCTTCTGTCTGCCAAGTGCCTGCATTGACTTAAACAGATAGGTTTTAAGGCTCTCCGCCTGTTTTTCTTTTTGTGACTGTCTTTTTGCAATTGCCGCCTTTTCGGCTTTAAGCATTTTAGCCTCGGCAAGAAGCTGTTTGTAGTAGATTGCAATGCTCTCGGCTTTCTCGTCAAATTCGCCCTCAATACCTGTGAGAGTATCGAACCACGCTGTCAACATCTTGTTGCGGTATGCGTCCACATTAGCAATAATGTTGCCGTCATCATCAATCGGCATTCCGTCTGCGTTCGTATCGGGTTCCCATTCGTTGATAGCGTCAAACTGATTAAATAAATCCGAGTACATCTCGGTAAGCTCATAAAGTTTCATTGTTGCTCCCCCTTAAAGATTTATGTTTTGTGTGGCAAGCGCCTTTATTAAATGTTCAACCTTGCCTTTGAAAAATTCCTTGTCCTGTGACTGCTTGGCGAAATCGAGCATACGGACAAAGCTGTCATATGCAATTGAAAAGTATGCCTTAAAGACATCCTTGTCATCTGATGGACCGTCGGCAGTCTGAACATTTTTCAGCCTTTCTTCATACTCCTCTTTCTGTTTGCGAAGAGCCTCCTGCTTTTCATCCTCCAGCTGTTTTCTGACTATTTTTTCGTTATTGCGATACTCTTCTTCGAGTTCGTCATAATGCTTAATGTTCTCCCTTTCCAAAGCCTTAATCGTTTCATTAAGTCTGCGTTCATTGTCGCTCGGCTCTGCAACGGCGACTTCGATAGGACGGTTTTCAAGCTCCTGAACTTTATTCGTCAGCTTGAAATTTTTGTTCTTTTCCTCTGCAAGCTGATTCTCGATATTGCGATAGCTTTCTTTTGAAGTGTCCGCCTGCTGTTTGTAATAGTCAGCGTCTTTCTTAGCGTTATTGAGCTGTCTGCAATAGTCAATGCTCTTGTCGGTTGCCTCCTGCTTTTCGTCCTTCAGCCTGTCAATCTCTGCCTTTAACTGCTTGACCGTTGTGTTTTCAAGGTCAAGCTTTTCGGCGATTTCAGCCTGTTCGGGTTCGCTTATGGTAGCAAGAAGAGCAAGTTTTGTCATTCCAATTTGTCCAATCGATTGGACATTTTCAGGATTTATTTTTTCTACAATAGAAATGTAGTTATATGCGTTACTGCGTTTCATGCCTACTTCATTCTCGCAATAGTCCTCAAAGTTCTGATATCCAAGCTCCTTGTACAGCTTGTTGTCACGCATTGTTTTAAGCCCGTTGCACATATCCCATATGTTCTGCTGTGCAAGGTTAGCGCTGACAATTATCTTCTGATGCAGTTCAATTGCCTGTTTATGCTGTTCGCTTACTGTTATTTCTGACATTTTTTATATCCTCCAAAAATTCAGCGTATTGCTTTTCAAATTTCTTGATTTCATCCGGCTTTTTAAATCCGCTGTCACGCTCATTTTTGTAACCGTGGCACTGCATTATTTCCAATGTTTTGGGATTTACTTCAATCGTAAAAAACGGGATTTTCGGTTTATCTTTATGACGAATGAAAAGTATTATCGTGTCACCTCTTGCGTGCCGTCTTACATATCCGCCGACGCAATGCTGTAATATTCTGCCCTCTGCTATTATTTCTTCACCGCTTTTTGGGGCAAGCATTATAAGGCTGTCTGTGCTCATCAGCAACGGAGAAAGTGTCTTTGCCATTTTTGCAATCTGCTCCGTTTCTTCTTTGTTTGCATAGAAAGCAACCTTTTCAAGCGTTCTGTCGTGGGCCTCTTCAAGATGAGCCGGCATTATTTCTTCGATACCCTCGGGAAGTTTTTGGCAGTTATCAAGATAATCCTTCCACAGCATTACTCTCCGATTGTTTTTGCCGTACTTCAGAATCTGTCTGTATGTAAGGTTATTTTTGTGAAGTTCATCTACAGCATAAGTACCGAGCTTTGACAGCTTGCTTATGAACTCGCTTGCCATATGAATGGTCGGTTCTTCCTTTATCACACTGCGGTAAAGTTCAATTGCACTTGAATCATAATCTGCAAAAAAGTGCATATCCTCCTTACGACATCCGAGCATTTTAAGCAGATTGGTTTCTTTCCAATGAATTTTATTGAGTGAAAGTTTGCTGTCAATCAAAAGCTCTGCAATATGCTCAAAACCGCCTTTAATCAGGTATTCTGCATTATTGTGCCTTACATATATGTTCAGCCATTTGAGAATCCCTTGAACCGCATATCTGTTTGAAAGCTCATCCGCACACGAATATCTGAGATCCGTATCGGTTATTGCATCGAGATTTAAAAGTACGGTTGAGCCCCAGCCTGAATACAAGGTTTTTTCTGACGGACCCCAATACCACGCAAAACCTTGTGATGTAGAGGGGATAACTCCGTCTGTTTTCAGCGGATAAAATGATTTACCGTACCAGTTATATGCAAATCTTTGCATTGCGTGCTGTTCATATACATAAAGATATTCATCCGAAAAAGTATATCGGGGCATCATTTCGACAGGATTTTCATTGTACAAATCATCGGAAAATAACTGATATGCCGTTACAAATCTGATGTACAGCCTGCCGTCAACAGCAAAGCAAAAACCAAACTTGCGACTTCTTTCAAGTTTTTTTCTGCCGTAGTGCAGGGCTTTTGCTTTTACGCTTTCCTTGCAATGACCGCAGACAAATTCCTGATTATGACAAAGTCGGAGCTGTTCGCCGATGTGCCAGCTTTGACAGCTTGTACAGAAATAGTCGCAGGTTCTTTTACTTTTATTTTCATAAAAGGCATATTGTGGAAAATACGGCACTATTTGCTCTTCGTTTTCACTTGTAATATCAGGAATATTCTCGAGCAGATATTCAGGATTTTTAATCATATCTGTCCGACACCTACCAATCTATAAGATTGCCGAGATCAAGAGTTACCGGATCCGTTATCTGCTCTGCGACATTAGGTTCTTCAAGTTCGTATTCAGACATATGTATCTGCATTGTGAAAGTAACCTTTGCTCCGGGGAAAATCTTACCGACAATCTGCTGATACACATCAAGGTCGGAAACTGCAGCGGGGAGCTTCTTTCCCACTTCATCAATCAGGTTTTCAAGGTTTTCTGCAGCCGTAACGGCTCTTGCAAATTCCTCGTTCTGCGCCGAAAATTCGCAGAGCATTTTCTTTACCGGCTCAAGAATTGCTTTAGATTTATGGTCTTTAAGATTTTTTTCGTTGCACAACTTGATTTTTTCTGTTGCAGAGGATATAATTGAATTAGGTTTATTGTTCTTTGTGCTTGTGGCATTCACAGTGTCACAGGCACTTTTTTTATTGCTCATTTCTTCACCCCCACACATTCAAAACCGAAGGATTCGGATTCTGATGATTCATAGGCTTTGAGCTTGCGTTTTAGCTCTCGGTTTTCGTGCTTGTAACCGCTTGACGCTGTTTTTTCGAGTGCAAGGTCCGTTCTTGCGTTTCTTAACTCAATACTGAGATGTCTGTTCTCTGCTCTGAGGTTTTCCACATCTTTGAGCAGTTTTCTGCGTGTCGGATAGTTTCTTAACCACATTGTTAATGCTCCTTTATGTATTGTCTGATTTCTTCCTTATCAAATCGCCAAAGCTTTCCGATTTTGTGGGCAGGAAGAACGCCCCTTTGTGCAAGCCGTGTTGTATAATCAACATTAAGTGCAAGCAACCGTGCCACATACGGCACATCAATTATCACCGGCACTTCATCCCAATTGATGATAGGTCTTTCTCTCGGCATATGTACACCTCCTTAGTCACCCACAATCTTAACCAAGGTCAGGCTGTCCTCAATCAAAGTACGAACAACGCTTGACATTTTCTTGCCGGTTCTGTTGCAAATCTCGGTAAGAACCTTAACGGTTTCATCTGATACGCAGGCTGAAACCACATTAGAACCTGCGGTTGATTTATCTGCAAAAATTACTATCTGACCTTTATCGTTTAACATATAAAATTCTCCTAAAATAAATGTTACTCATCATCTGATTTCGGAAAATGATAATGGTAGATGATGTTACCATTAACATCTTTTTCGATTGTGCAGTCACCTCTGTAATCGCTTTTCAGCAGATTCATAAATTCTGCGATTTCATCGGGTGTGCCTGTTATCTGCATTGTTATCACCTGCTTTCTGTTTTACCTATCTTGATTTCTACACCTAAAGCCGTTAAGAGCCTGTCGGCATTTTCAAGAGAAATACTCTTTTTGCCTTTTTCCCAATACTGAATAGCTCTTTTAGTAAAGCCTGATTCCTTAGCAAGCTCGCTTTGTGAAAGACCTTTCTGTTTCCTGCTTTTAAGCAAGATTTCAGCAAATTCATTGATGTGCATTGATTTCACCAACTTTCTATGATATACTATATGTAGTGATGAACCGCAATTCATTACACTATATAATGAAAGTGAGGTGTGCATTGTGCTGAGCTTTAAAAAATGGTTAAGCAAACAAGTTGTTATCGGTAGTGATGTTACATACAACACAGCTAATGACATAATCGCCGACAATAATTTTCCTGAGAGCGTTTGCAAATTTGTAATGCTTGATTATCTTGAAAAAAATGCCGATGATAATACAATTGTTGCTTTTGATGATTTTTACAGAGACTATATTAAATACATCACTCAGAACACCTACCCTGTGGATTAACAAACAACACAATTGTTCCCGTTGGATATCTTTTATCCACATTCTTTGCTTTGTGTAATACACCGTACGATTCGGCAGTTGTATAACTATCTACATCTTCCCTATTGCTCAGCTCTTCTACCAACTGAGCGGTGGGGATTTTCTTTAATTCATTCATCTTTCTTCACCTCTTTTCAGCGTGGTAGTTTCCTTGTTTATAAGGTTTTCAAGTTCTGCGATACGCTTTGTAAGAGCACCGAGGTTTCGATAAACTTCAAGCATATCCGCCGTGTAATTAGGCACTTTTTCCTCAACGATTTTCATTCGTTTGTTGAGGTTATCAAGTGCACCGTACACATTAAAAATTTCATCTGTATGAGTGTTAGCCATATAAATCACCTCCTAAGCTGATTTCTGCTGTTCGGCTATCTGCTTGCCCACGACCATTCCTTTCATCATTGCGAAAGCAACAGCCTTTTCTTCATCTGTCATATCAATCAAGATTTTCGCAAGTTCTGCGCCGATTGACTTGATGTCCATCTCCTGTTTATCTGTCATTGTTTTCACCTCCTCGTTGACTTGTTGTATATATTGTAATCCTTTTTTCTTGACTTGTCAATATAATTTTAAAACTTTTTTAAAAATAAATATTGACTTGTTGTATAATTTGTTTTATAATAATAAGCGAAGAGAGGTGACAACACAATGACCATTAATGATAGATTAAAGGTTGTACGCACAAATTTAGGACTATCTCAGCAAAAATTTGCAGATAAACTTGGTATGAGTTGTAATTTTATAAATTTATGTGAAAACGGAAAAAGGGAATTGTCCGAAAGAACTATAAAGGATATCGGAGCTGTTTTTAATGTAAACCTCGAATGGCTCAAAACAGGCGAGGGAGAGATGTTTGACGAAGAAAGTGAAGATGTCGTGATTGATGCTCTTAGAGCAGAGTATGACCTTGATGAAATCGACATTGACATTATTCGTACATATATAAGTATGGCTCCGCTTGAGCGGCAAGTTTTTAAAAACTTTATTAAAGGAGTTTCGGACAAAAATAAAGGGGAGCGTTAAGCTCCCCTGTGACCGTTCAAATTACGGCGATATATAATTTTAATGAATTTCAGTATAGCCACTAAGGCTTTGTGATTTTCGATTGATTCTATGTATTCAATTATTTCTTGCCGGATTGCTGTGTTTTTCTTCATGAATTAATTTCCTTTCATTCGTAAGATTCGGACAAAATTCCTATAATTTAATTATAGAACTTCTGTTCGACAATTTCAAGTAGTAAACATTGGCAATATATTACAAAGTCCCATTAAACGGACTTTGCTACAATATTTTACACGGAGGTGTTAATATGGATAGTTGTGCAAAACTAAAGAAACTAATACAGACCGCAAACGAGCTGTTAGATAAAAGAGTAACAGCCGATTTACCCGAGTTTAAAACTTGGCACGCAAGTGCACTTAGATTTTTAACAAACGAGTTTGGCGAAGACAGCATTGAAGTTACAAACTTTAAAAAGACACACTTTCAGTGTGCGTTATTTGATGATGAACAGCAACGAATTTGGTGTTCTAATGGATTAAAAGCAACAATTCCGACATTTGAGGAATTGCTCAGCGACCTTGATGAAGATGATGAAAACACACCAAAAAATGATAGTAAGATAAATAACAATAAAGTGTTTATCGTTCACGGGCACGACGGCGAACTAAAATATAAAACAGCTGAGCTTTTAAGAAAACTTGGTGTAGAACCTATTATCTTACACGATCAGCCAAATTCCTGCAAAACAATTATTGAAAAAATTGAAGATTTCGGTAGTGAAGCAAGTGCGGCTATTATTCTTTTTACTCCCGATGATGTCGGCAAAGCAGTTTCAGAAGAAGAAACCAGAACAAGAGGAAGACAAAATGTTGTTTTTGAGGCAGGTTATTTTATGGGGCTTCTCGGAAGAAATAAGACCATTTTAATTCAGTCAGATAGTTCTATCGAATTACCCGGTGATTTAAGCGGTGTTGTTTATTCTAACGACGCAAGTGAATTTACAATTGCAAAAGAGTTAAAAGCTATGGGGTTCAACATTGATTTGAATAATCTAATGTAATCAACAAACTTCATACATCGACAGCCATGGTCTGTCGATTAAATAGGATAAATAAAAAAAATCCGCCCTAAAATAGGAAATCAATTTCCCATTTTGGGGTGATAAAGCGAAAATGTTTACTCGAGTAAACAAAATAAGTCAGCGAAAATGTCCACTCGAATGGACAAAACAAATTCTGAAAATGTGCAATCGATTGCACAAATTGGAATGATAAAGCGAAAATGTTTACTCGAGTTTACATTTTGCAGTAATGTTGAGGTGGTAACTTGAGGAGGGTTTACGGGTTTTTCTAACCTTTCGTATAAGAAAAATAAACTAATATTATATATATAGAAAGGGTTCTTTAAAATCGCCCCAAGCCTTCCACTACCCTCCGTACATAAGCAATAAAAAATCCGCCCTGCTCGACTGGTCCTCGAACAGAGCGGAATCATCCACACAGGGTGCAGATGATACGATTACACGCAAAATAATTGTATCACATTTCCTTGTGTTTTTCAAGTAATTTAAAGCACAAGGGATTTTTGCACCCTTTTTTCAAACAAAAGGAGTGTATAAAATGAAAAAACGCAAAGACGGGCGCTATCAGAAGAACATCTATATCGGACGAGATGAAAACGGTAAACGAAAGTACAAATCCGTATGTGGCACATCACGAAAAGAGGTTGAAACGCTTGCCGCCGAATTAAAACAAAAACTCGGCAAAGGCATAGATATCTCATCAGATGATACATACGGATGTTGGAAAAAACGCTGGCTAACGGTTCAGAGGTCACTGCAAACACCACAGCAATACAAAACGCTTGAACGGTATCTCAAACATTTTACAGAACTTGAACCTTACAAAATTAACAAGCTGACAATTGCCGACTTTCAGGAAATCGTGTTCGACTTAGCCGCTAAGAACCCAACAACAGGCAAGCCCACAGCAAAAAAATCGCTGAAGGAGTTCATCGCAACCGCAAGCCGAGTGTTTGAGTATGCTATTGAAAACCGAGCTATCGACTTCAACCCACTGAAATATGTCAAAATATCAAAGAATGCGGCAAAGAAAAAAGAACGCAGAGCCTTGTCACCTGAAGAGCAAAAGCTAATAATCAACACTCCGCACAGAGGAAGATTGCCGGCAATGATTATGTTGCTTGCAGGACTGCGAAGAGGTGAATGCCTCGGCTTGCAATGGGCGGATATTGACTTGAAACGCAACAAAATAAATGTTCATCAGACTTTGGTTCTTGACGGAAACAATTCTTACATAAAAGCAGGAGCGAAAACAGAAGCAGGTGTCCGCAAGGTTGATATTCCGACCGTTCTGTCAGACTATCTGAAAAGCCTTGCACCCCACTCCCCATTTGATTATGTAGTCACAACCACCAAAGGCAAACTTATGACAAATTCAGCGTGGCGGAGATTGTGGGAGAGTTACATCAATTGCCTAAACCTCGAAGCATTCAATTCACAGCAAGGCAAAATTGTCGGCATTGCTCCACGCAGTAAATACTGCCCCGACGGTATTCCGCAGATCATAGAACCGTTTACAGCTCATTGTCTTAGGCACACCCACGCAACAAATCTTTTCTATTCGGGCTATGATATTCTCTACATTCAACACCAGTTAGGGCATACCAAACCCGAAACCACCTTGAACATTTACACGCATTTAATGCAAGATGATACTGAAGCACCTGCGAAAAAACTTGATGATTTTCTCAATCGTAAAATAAGCTAAAAAATAAATGCAAGGCAAATGTTAGGCAACTGAACTTGAAAAGTCCGATAAACACTAAGCTTTTCACACATTTATTAAGTGGTTTGGGACCAAGATGCCGCAGGTTCAAGTCCTGTCACCTCGACCAAAAAAGGTGGTTTTTTAACCACCTTTTATTTTTTATCAAAATTACTTAAAATGCCTTAAAAGTGGCTTAAACACTGGGTTTTTGAGATTTCAAAAATTCAGTTGAGTAATTTTGAATTAAGTTAAAACAAGATAAAATGCAGTTAAACTTACTGTCAAACTTACTGTCATTTTAGTTTGCCTGCCGATTTTCAAGGAAACAAGATAATATATTTTTGAATTTTATTACACCGTAGCACAAAGATTTTTCTATTATTAAAACAACAAAGAGGTTAAGCAATTTTTTCTAACGCTTAACCTCTTTTTTTATTTCAAAATTTAACAATTTTAATTATCTGTACTCGTAGTGACCGCCAACTACAACCTTTTCATCCCAAGGTTTTACCCATTCCTTGTCTTCTACTGTTTTTGTACCTGTCTGTACATATTCTTCTTCATAATGGTATGAACCACTACCACCATTATCTAATTCCCAAAGAAGATGCTGTTTTTCTTCTTTAGCATCTTTCATTTTCATACCGCAGTCATTGCATACATTGTAACCTACCCAACCATATACTGGCTCCTCGTGAGTACCTACTACTTTCCAATAACCTTCGTGGTGTACTGTTTTGTAGTCATCTACCCATACCTTCTTTTTTGGCTTCTGAGCTGAAATATATTTTACAGTTTTGCCCTTTGAATCGTATCCGCTTGTGAACTTAGTTGCAGATGAGTTGATACATCTTACGGTGTAGGTGTATGTCTTGCCTGATGAAACCTTACTGTCTGTGTATGAGGTTGAAGTTGTGTCGGCAAGCCTTGTCCAGCCCTTACTGCCTTTGTAGTAAACTCTGTACTTTTCAGCACCGTTTGATTTGTTCCAACTGATTTTTACACCGCCGTTTACGCTCTCAGCTTTGGTAATCTTCGGAGCTGAAATATATTTTACGGATTTGCCCTTTGAATCGTATCCGCTTGTGAACTTAGTTGCAGATGAGTTGATACATCTCACGGTGTAGGTGTATGTCTTGCCTGATGAAACCTTACTGTCTGTGTATGAGGTTGAAGTTGTGTCGGCAAGCCTTGTCCAACCATTACTGCCTTTGTAGTAAACTCTGTACCTTGCAGCACCGTTTACCCTTCTCCAGCTTATTTTTACACCGTTGTTTACACTTTCAGCCTTTGTAATTTTGGGAGTTGCAAGACTTGATTTTGCTGAAACAATCGGTGCATTCAGCTCAGAAGCACTTGCCGTAAATGGAACTGCTGTTACTGTGCCTACTGCCATTATTACAGAAACCAACAACGATACTATTCTTTTTGTTTTCATTGCTATTCCTCCGAATAATATATTATCAATTACTTTTTAATATACATTTTCAGATACTGTTGTTGTAGGCTTTGTTTCAGGCTGAGTCGGCTCTGTTGTCATTTGTACCGACTCATATGATTCCTGTGGTGTTACTGTTGTCGGTTCCTGTACAAGCTCTTCTTCTGTCACGGGCTGAGTGGAATCGGTTGTGCTTTGTGATGAAACAGCCTGTGCCGATTTTGTTGCTTTTGTTGTTTTTGTATTCTTTGCGGGCGCTACATATGTATAACCGTAATATTTACACAAGCCCTTGCATATTGCTTCGCCTATTTCATTAATATTCTTGCGAATCCAGTTTGAGCCTGTTACGGTATCATGAAATTCACATTCAACATACAAAGAAAGTGCTTTCGGAACATTGATTTCATAAAGATCATTCTTATAGATAACAGCGTCATCTTTACCCGGAGTGATTGCACCGAGTGAATCGCATACAGCCTGTGCGGCTTTTTTACCGCTTGAATTCAGGCAAAATACTCTTGTTCCGCCTGTGTAGTTACCGGAACCGCTGGCATTTGTGTGAATCGGCATATGAATGTCTGCACCGAACTTGTCCGATTCGGGACAGCGTTTCTGCATAAGTGTGCCCGACTTTGCAACCATAACCTCAAATCCGCAACGGTCAAGTGCTTTGGCTGTTGCTGCTGCAATTTTGTCGCACTGAGCCATTTCGTTGGTATTGCCCGTTGCATAGGTGTTTGCATTTTGATTTGACGGACTGAGATAGATTTTTATAACCTTTACCTTTACTTTGCATGTGGTCTTTATGCCGTCAACCTCAGCTGTTATAATTGCAGAACCTTTGCCCACTGCCTTTACTTTGCCTTTTTTGTCAACTGTTGCAACCTTTGCGTTGGAGGTTGACCAGGTTATAGGCTTTGATTTGTCTGCCACCGTAGTTTTTATTGTGTAGGTTTTGCCCTTATCAACCGTAACGCTTGTTTTATCAAATATAACAGGCGGTATCGGAGAGGTTGTCGCTGTAAATCCTTTTGAATCGTATCCGCTTGCAAATTTCTTTCCGTTTGCAGTAATACAGCGTACAGTATAGGTATAGCTTTTTTCAGCCGACAGATTCTTATCCGTTACGGAAGTTGATGTTGTATCGGCAATTCTTTTCCAAGTGTTTCCGTTTCTGCGGTAAACACGATATTTTTCGGCACCCTTCACCTTGTTCCATTTAAGATTTACGCTGTTATAGGTAACATCTGTTTTTGTAACTTTTGGAGCGGCAATATATTTTAAGGATTTGCCGTTTTTGTCATAACCGCTTTGATGTTTTCGTGCGTCATTGCTGATACATCTTACCGTATAAGTATAGTTATAGCCTGACAGAACATCGCTGTCAACACAGGCGGTTTCGGTTGTGTCAACAAGCTTTGTCCAACCGTTTCGTCCTTTGTAATACACACGGTACATTTCCGCACCGTTAACACTGCTCCATGAAAGCTTTACACCGCCGTTTACACTTTCAATATTTGAAATTTGAGGAGTGCCGATATATGTTGTTTCTGTTCCGTTATGATTAAAATCGCTTGTAAAGCTCTTTGCGTTGCCACTTATACAGCGTACCGTATAAGTATAGTTTCTGCCTGACACAACATTTTTGTGAACTAAGGATGTTGAGGTTGTATCACCTATTCTTGTCCATCTTTTGCCGTTTTTAAAATAAACTCTGTATTTTTCAGCGCCTTTCACCTTATTCCATGTCAGCTTTTCTCCGCTGTTAACGCTTTCGGTTTTTGAAATTTCGGGAGCGGCAATGTAAGTTAGCTTTGTTCCCTTGGAATCATAACCGCTTGCAAAATGCTTTCCGTCTTCGGTGATACATCTTACTGTGTATGTATAGTTTCCTCCCGAATAAACATCATCGTCAACACATGAGGTTGCGGTTGTATCGGTTAGCTTTGTCCAGCCGTTTTTACCTTTGTAATACACACGATACAAGGCGGCACCGTCAACATCGTTCCAGCTGAGCTTTACACCTTCGTAAACACTTTCCGCCTTTGAGATTTTTGGAGTTGCAAGACCTGACTGTGCAGTCTGTTTATACTGTACGGGGGATTTTGTAACCTCTGCCGCACTTGCCGTAACCGACACAGCCGTTGTAATTCCGAATGTTGCCATTACAGAAAGTAATATCGGCAATATTTTTCTTGATTTCAA